GCCTAAAACATGGCATACGAAATCTCTAATTACTCGGTAAAGGTCACCCTCGTCGCAGGTGCCGACCTTTCCAGTAAGCAATACACATTCGTCAAGTTGGATTCATCAGGTCAAGCAGTCGCCGCGGCGGCCGCAACCGATATTCCAATCGGCGTACTACAAAATGCTCCAACTTCAGGACAAGAAGCAGAAGTGCTTGTTGTTGGTGGAACAAAGATTGTCGCTGGTGCGGCAATCGGTGAAGGCGCACTTGTTGGAACTTCTTCAGCAGGTAAGGCAGTTGCCTTGGTTGCTGGTACAGATACCACCAAGTATGTTGTTGGAACTCTTCTGACCGAATCTGCGGCAGATGGAAACATCGTCACCGCCGTAATTAACTGCGCTAATCCAGGCAGAGCGGCATAAGGGGGAAAAATAAATGCCACAGCCAAACATTAACTCCGTCCATGTGGACGCAATTCTTACAAATATCTCGGTTGCTTACTTACAGAACCAAGATAACTTTATCGCTGACAAGGTATTCCCAGTAATTCCTGTCGATAAGAAGAGCGATAAATACTTTACTTACACCAAGAACGATTGGTTCCGTGACGAGGCTCAACGCCGTGCGCCTGGAACTGAATCCGCAGGTGGCGGTTACAACCTATCAACAGGAACATATTCAGCAGATGTATGGGCTTTCCATAAAGATGTTGATGACCAAACTGTTGCAAACGCAGACGCTCCTCTAAACCCTCTTCGTGAGGCAACAGAGTTCGTTACTCGTCGTTTGATGCTTCGTCGTGAACTACAATGGGTATCCGATTTCTTCGGAACTGGTGTATGGGCTGACGATGTAACTGGTGTATCAGGTGCCCCATCAGCAGGTGAGACAAAGCAATGGAGTGATTACACTTCTTCTGACCCAATTTCAGATATTGAAAACGGTAAGGCAGAAATCCTCGGAAACACAGGAATGGAAGCAAACACTTTGGTTCTTGGATACGATGTATTCAAGTCACTAAAGAATCACCCTGACCTTGTAGACCGCATCAAGTACACATCTTCACAGACAATCACAACCGATATGTTGGCCGCAATGTTCGACATTCCTCGCGTTATGGTTGCTAAGGCAGTCAAGGCAACAAACAACGAAGGCGCAAGCGAGGCTTATGGCTTTGCTCATGGTAAGAAGGCTCTTCTTTGCCATGTTGCTCCTCAGCCTGGGCTACTTACCCCTTCCGCTGGATACACATTCGCATGGACTGGTGTATCAGGTGGACTTGGCGCAACAATCGGAACATCACAGTTCCGCATGGAATCCATTAAGTCAGACCGTGTTGAAGCAGAAATGGCTTTTGATAACAAAGTCATCTCTTCTGACCTCGGCTACTTTTGGGATTCAATCGTCGCTTAATTAGTTAAACGAAGGGGGTGGGACTTTTGACGGTCTCACTCCCTTCCTTTATTTAGGAGAAAAAAATGGCATTAGTAAACAGAATTTCCAAGGGTGAAGTAGCGGTAGGCGCTTTACAGGTTGGCGATAACGACACCGTTTACGGTATTGAATTCGGAACAGTAGCAATCGACCCTGCTTCTCTCAACGCAACAACCCGTGGTGCAACAACTTTCACTTTAACTGGTGCGGCTACAACTGACATCATTATTGTGAATCCACCATCAGACTTGAATGATGATTTGATTTTCTGTGGAGCGGCTGTTACAGCGGCAAATACAGTAACAATTTATCTTTACAACCCAACAGCAGGTGCTATTAACCAAGCAGAAGCAACATTCTCATATTGCTGGATTGACACAACTGCGTAATATGAAAGCACAAATCTTAAAATCAATGATTGTTGATGGTCGCAAACTTGTGGCTGGAGACATTGTAGAAGTCAAGGGATGGCGTCATGCTAAGTCCTTGGCTAATAATCGCTACATCAAATTGATTGAAGATGATGTAGTTGAAGAAAAAGTAGCAGAGGCTCCAAAGCCAAAGGCTACAAAGAAAACAAAAGAAGTCGCTGAATAGTGCGGAGGGCGATTCGCTAAAATGGGTCGCCCTTTCTTTTCTTAGGAGTTTATATGGCAGTATCACACGCAAGAGTTTCAGTTGGAACAACCGCTACTAAACTTACATCTGACGCGGACGGACGCGACGGACAGACAATTAGCATCCAAGTTCCCACATCGGGGGCTACCGTCTATCTAGGCGGGTCAGGAGTTACCACAACAAGTTATGGATATGAATTGTTAGGCGGAACCAGTTTCTCCGTTGAATTACAACAGGGAGAACAAGTTTTTGGTGTCGTAGCATCCAGCACACAGACTGTGAATGTATTCAGACAAGGCGCCTAAAAAATGGCTTTGCCAGCATCGCTTTCGACTTGTACCGTTGTTGGGACTTATGTAGATTTGAGCGGTAACCCCGTTCGTGGCTCTATCAACATAACACCTCAAACAATTCTTAAAGAAACAACAGCCAATGTAATTATTATGCCTGTTGTAATCCAAAAGACTTTTGATGCTACGGGTTCGTTTACTGTTGTTTTACCAGTTACGAGCGATACGGATGTAACACCTCAACCTTTTATTTATACTTTTGAAGAAAACTTTACGGGTGGACGCACAATAGAATTGGCTTTGCCTCTATCAGTAGCAGGAACAACACAAAATTTAGCCGACCTATTACCTGCCCTCGGCTCCGCTGAAGCGGCCGCTTATGTATCAGTAGACGCTTATCAGGCTTTATTGACCCGATATAACAACGCAGAAAACATCCGAGTTTTAGTTGTAGACGCGGATGAAGAAGCCGATGACGCTGATAGTTATGCGACAGATGCTCAAACTGCGGCGAGCGCTTTACAAAATTACAATACAAATCAGTTAATGATGATGGGGGTCTAAAGTGGCAGAACCTTATGTACCGATTGCCCGATTAACAACAGCCGATAATCTTTTAACCGAATTAGAAGTAACAACCGATGGTGCTGAAACTAATGCTGACGATTTAGAAACTGCGGTTGCTAATGCTCTAACTCATAAACAAACAGCCGAGAACCTTGTTGCTGAAAGATTCGATTTACTCTTTTTGGTAGGTGCCTAATGGCTCTTGCTTCTTCATTAACAACCGTAACAATTACAGGCAACTATGTAAATTACGAAGGTAACGCCATTCAGGGTCAGGTGCGTTTTACCCTAGGAGATGTTCTCCGTAACGGTACAGATGACCAAATGGTTGCTCCATCTAGCATTGTGGTTCCTCTTAGCGCTGGTGCTTTTTCGGTCACCCTACCCGCTACAAACGACCCTGACATCATTCCCAACCCTTTTACCTACACCGTTGAAGAATCCTTTGCTGGAGGGCGTACATACACGATTTCGGTGCCATACGACACCGCTGGCTCCCTTGATTTAGCCGACCTCAGCCCAACCCCTACTCTTTCAGAGAACTTTGTACAGGCAATCGATGAAACAAGTTTTGCCGCTCTTGAAGATGACATTGATGCTCTTGATGTTGAAATCAATCAGACAACAGACAAAATTCTTGCTTCGGGTAAGTATTGGTATATCCCAAGCACCTACGCTACTTACACAGCGCTAGATACTGCTTTTGCTACCTATACAGCCTTGACCGCTGGTACTTACAGTTTAGATGGTGCAGATATTTCTGCCTTTGTCACCTTGGCTGAAGCATCAGAGGCAAGCGCCCAAGCAAGCGCAACAACAGCCACAAATAACGCGACTGGTACAATCAGTCCATTACTTCTAATCGGAGGATAACCGCATGGCAACTACTTACAAAGTTCTAGGGCAATCAAACCCTAGTGCGACGACTGCCACGACGCTGTATACCTGTCCCGCATCAACACAAACGGTTATCTCGACCATAACAGTTACTAACCAAGCGGCGTCATCAGGTACTTACAGAATCGCAGTTCGTCCAAACGGAGCGACTTTAGCAACAGAACATTATTTAGTTTATGACGCAACAATTCCAGCAAACTCAGTCACCGCCTACACCCTAGGTATAACTATCGATGCCTCAGATGTAGTGACTGTTTATGCGTCATCAGCAAACTTTTCTTTCAATGCGTTCGGAAGCGAGATAGCATAATATGGCAATAACAACCAATGGCAAAGTATCAATCACAAACTTACAGGTTGGTAGTTCTGCCGACCTAGCAAGCATTATCTCTGATGAATCAGGAACAGGCGTTCTTGCTTTCACTAACAGCCCAACCTTTACAACTCCTGCCCTTGGTACGCCTTCGGCTGTAACTCTTACCAATGCAACTGGTCTACCAGTAAGCGGGATTACTGCCTCAACTTCTACTGCTCTCGGTGTTGGTTCTATTGAATTAGGTCATGCCACCGACACAACAATCTCTCGAGCATCTGCTGGAGTTGTTGCGATTGAAGGCGTAAATGTAGTAACTGAAACCGCTACTCAAACTCTTACAAACAAGACTTTAACAAGCCCAGTAATTTCATCTATCACAAATACTGGAACTTTAACTCTTCCAACATCTACTGGAACTTTGGCTTTGACCACAGACATTCCAGCAGGAGTTGTTACTGAATCAGCAAGCCAAACACTTACCAATAAAACTTTAACAAGTCCGACTATTGGAACTCAGGCGTCCTTCAGTAATCAAGCCGAAACTCGCTTCTTAGAAGCAACTGCTAATGGAACTAATTATGTCGGATTCAAAGCACCAGCATCAATAACAACAAATCTAGTATGGACTTTGCCATCTGCCGATGGAACAGCAAACCAAGTTCTTTCAACTGATGGTTCAGGAGTATTATCTTTTGCTACTGCATCATCAGGTGGAGTATCAGCAAACGACCAAGCCTTTGCCTTCGCGGTACAGGTATTCGCATAAGGAGAATAAATGCCAACAACAGTAGATAGACTCCCGTTATCGGGTTCAACAAACGGTAAAGGTATCAAGGTCGCGGCTACATCTTCCGCTGGCGATACCATTCACACCGCACAATCAGGAACAAGCACTTGCGATGTTATTACAGTTTATGCGTATAACTCTTCAGCAAGCGCTGTAAACCTTACACTTCAATGGGGTGGCACAACCTCAGTAGATGATGACATCAAACTTTCAATTCCTGCTACTTCAGGATTGACTCTTGTAGTTCCTGATTTAGTTCTTCGCAACTCTTTGATTGTGAAGGCTTATGCTGGAACAACAAATGTCATCACAATTCACGGCTTCGTAAATCGCGTAACGACTACCTGATAGGAGTCGCTAAGTGTCACTAGCATCACGACTACTTGGAGCAAACCCGTCAGTTCAAGTTTCATCTTTACTGACGGGTGCTATTACCACGCCTTCTGCCAAAACAAACTTTTTTGCTGGGCTTGCCTCAGTTGATTATTTAGTTGTTGCGGGTGGTGGTGGTGGGTCTGCTAGTGGCGCTGGTGCTGGAGGTTTGCGTTCAACAGTTACAGCAACTGGTGGTGGTGGCTCTTTAGAATCTCCCCTATCCCTTTCAACAAATACCGCTTACACAGTTACAGTTGGTGCTGGTGGTGCTGGCGGTGGTGGTAGCGGAACAACTGCTGGTGCTAATGGTTCTAATTCAGTATTTTCTTCTATTACATCAACTGGCGGTGGTGGGGGTTGTATTGGCGGTGGTCTTGATGTTGCTGGTAATTCTGGTGGCTCGGGTAGTGGCGGTTTTAGAGGTGGAAGTCCTGGAAGCCCTCAAGCACCAGCAGGTGTAGGTGGTGCTGGTACTGCTAATCAAGGTTTTGCGGGTGGTAATTCTGCCGCTTATACAGTAAATACTTCATCAGGCGGTGGAGGTGGCGGTGCTGGCGCTGTTGGAGCAACTCCTGTGTCAGGAGATACCGTTGCGAATGGCGGTGCTGGTGTAGCAGTTGCTATTAGTGGTTCTTCAGTTTATTACGCTGGCGGTGGTGGTTCAGGTATTTATCAAAATGGCTCTGCAAGTAGCGGTGGTGCTGGCGGTGGTGGAGCGGGAGCAACAAATAATGCGGCGGGTTCCGCAGGTACAGCAAACACAGGTGGTGGCGGTGGAGCAGGTTATTCCCCAACCTATTCGAGTGGTTACGCAGGTGGCTCAGGCATTGTTGTAGTCCGCTATAACTCACCTTCCGCACTAGCAGTTGGTGGAACAGTAACAACAAGCGGTAGCGGTACTTCAACTTATCAAATCCATACTTTTACATCTTCAGGAACTTTTTATACAGGTTCGGCTTACGCAACTGGTGGAACAATTAGTTATGTAAACATTTCAGGAACAAATTATTTCGTTCATACTTTCACCTCATCAGGAACTTTTACTCCGACACAAGCACTATCGAATGTTGATTATCTTGTCGTAGCAGGAGGCGGTGGTGGTAGCGCCCGTCATGGTGGAGGTGGTGGTGCTGGCGGACTTCGTTCGACTGTAACGGCAACTGGCGGCGGTGGAAGTTTGGAATCAAAAATATCTTTATCATCGGGAACCGCTTATACAATAACTGTTGGTGCGGGTGGAAATGGCGGAACACAAAATAGTAATAATGATGGTGTACAGGGCAACAATTCATCTATTGTTGGTTCAGGACTAACGACTATCACATCAACTGGTGGCGGTGGCGGAGATAACGATACTACTGGTGGAACTGGCGGCTCAGGCGGTGGTGGTGGATATAACAACGGCACGGGCGGTGCTGGAACGGCTAATCAAGGTTATGCGGGTGGAAATGGCTTAGATAGTCGTAGTGGTCATGAAAGTTATGGTGGAGGAGGTGGCGGTGGAGCAGGAGCGGCTGGTGGTAATAGAAATTCTAGTACTAAAGCGGCTGGTGATGGTGGTGCTGGTGTAGCGATTTCTATTACTGGAACATCAACTTATTATGCTGGCGGCGGTGGTGGTGTAACTGAAGGCACTAGCGGCGGTGCTGATGGAAGCGGTGGTTTAGGTGGCGGTGGAAATTATCAAACAAGCGGAACTGCCAATACTGGCGGCGGTGGTGGTGGTGGAGTCAATAATGTTTCTAGCGGTAATGGTGGTTCAGGCATTGTTATTATTCGATACGCGGCATAAACAAAAACAAAGGAGAAAAAATGGCGCACTTCGCAGAAATAGATGAGCAAGGAGTAGTTCTCCGCGTTCTTGTTGTTGATAACGCACAAGAAGCAGATGGACAAAACTTTCTCGCTAACACACTAGGTCTTGGCGGTACTTGGGTCAAGACTTCATATAACACAGCAGGAGGGGTTCACTCAAGTGGTGGAACACCTCTACGCAAAAACTATGCAGGAATTGGGTACACATACGATTCAGTTCGTGATGCCTTTATTCCCCCAAAGCCTTTCGCTTCATGGATATTGAACGAAACTTCATGTTTATGGGAAGCCCCAGTTGCTTATCCAACTGACGGCGAAAGATACACATGGAATGAAGAAACAACCTCTTGGGATTTAGCCACCGAATAAGGAAATAGAAAACCATGACCACACACCTCGGCTTACAGCGCATCATGATTCCTGGGTCACAAGTTTCGGCTTTGACCACAGGTAATATCACCTTGACTGGGGCTAGAGGTCAAACTGTTTTTCCAGTTGATTACTTAGTAGTTGCTGGCGGTGGAGGTGCCGCTTCAAACGCTGGTGGTGGTGGCGGTGCTGGCGGACTTCGCTCTACAGTTACCGCTACTGGTGGTGGTGGAAGTTTAGAATCACCAGTTTTACTCAGTACTGGCAATAGTTACACAGTTACAGTAGGTGCTGGTGGTGTTGGTGGTTCAACTAGTGGTTCACAAACATCAACAAACGGCTCAAACTCAGTTTTTCACACTATTACATCAATAGGTGGTGGTAGAGCGCAACAACCAAATGCTGACGGAGTAGCGGGGGGTTCAGGTGGTGGTGGTTCAGGTACAGGTTCTCGGGCTGGTGGTGCTGGTACTGCTAATCAAGGTTTTGCTGGTGGAACTTCTAACCATGGATTCGTCGCGGCAGGTGGCGGTGGCGCAGGAGCAGTAGGTGGGAACACAGCATCAGGGGTTTCAGGTAATGGCGGCGCAGGTGTAGCAGTTTCAATTACAGGTTCATCAGTAACTTACGCTGGCGGTGGTGGTGGTGGTTTAGAAAGCACAGGAACAGCAGGTACAGGCGGTAGCGGAGGCGGTGGTAATGGTTCAGGTGCTAACCAAAATGGTGTCGCTGGAACGGCTAATACTGGCGGTGGCGGTGGTGGTGGTTCTAATGGCTCTGTTGTTCTTGGCGGTACTGGCGGTTCAGGCGTTGTAATCCTTCGCGCTCTAACTTCAGAAGGAACATTTATTGGTGGTACTCAAACCACTTCAGGTTCATACACAATTTATACATTCAACTCATCAGGAACTTTTACAACTGTCCCAACAAAAGCAACTGGTGGAACTATTACTTATGATTCAACTGGTGGTTACATTGTCCACACATTTACCTCATCAGGAACATTTACGCCGACAAGTAGTTTATCTTGTGACTTATTGGTAGTAGCAGGTGGTGGAGGCGGTGGTGGATATGGTGGTGGCGGTGCTGGTGGACTTCTTTATCAAACTGCAAGAAGTGTTACATCAAGCACTAATTACACAGTAACAGTTGGCGCAGGTGGTAGCGGTGGTGCTGCTAGTGGTGGAGTAAAAGGCGGAACAGGCTCTAATTCAGTATTTGATACTTCAACTGCTAATGGCGGTGGTGGTGGTGCTGCTGATGCAACTGGTGCTAGTGGCGGTTCTGGCGGTGGTGGTGGCCCTGTAAGCGTTTCAGTTGATGGCGCAGGTGGCGCGGCAACACAAGGTAACTCTGGCGGTGCTACTGGATATGGTAATGCTGGTGGTAATGCTAAGTGGGACCCACAATACCCAGGTGGTGGTGGCGGTGGTGCTGGTGCAGCAGGAACAACTGGAAGTTCTGCTGGTGGTTTAGGAAATGGCGGTATTGGTCGTCAATACGATATTTCTGGAACAAATACTTATTATGCTGGTGGTGGCGGTGGTGGCGCAGTGACTAATCCAGGCACAGGTGGACAAGGTGGCGGTGGTACTGGTTTTAAATCAGCATCGCCTAGTGTTGCTGGTACTGCAGGAACTGCTAACACAGGCGGTGGTGGCGGTGGAGGTCGTGACTCTACTGGTTATGCAGGCGGTTCAGGTATAGTCATCATCCGATATGCGGCATAAACCTAAGGAGAGAAACAATGGCTAAAGATTCAAAGGAACAACCAAAAGAAACCAAAGTATTTACTTACGAGGTAAAGATGATTGTTTCCGTGTTTGACACCGATGAGAAATCGGCGCAAGGTAAACTTGACCGTGATGGTGGTTATGTTTCTAAGCGAGATGTAACTCTATTAGACGCTCAACCAATAATTAGTTAGGAATAAAAAATGGCAGGTACAACAAGTAAAGGTCTACGCTATCCAACAGCGGGAGATAACCCTGCCGTACATACCGACATCCTAAATCTAGCCACAGATGTTGATACTGAGTTAGATAACTACATCCTTGCCTCAGCGCCGTCTTTTACCTCAACGGTAACTCTTGGTGCTGGTGCAGATATTATCTATGAAGGCACAACAAATGATGGCTTTGAAACTACTCTAACTGTTGCTGACCCCACAGCAGATAGAACAATTACTTTGCCAAACGCAACAGGAACGGTAGTTCTTGCTGACGCAACTCAAACTTTGAGCAATAAGACTTTGGCTTCACCAGTATTTACAGGTCAGGTAACTGGTCTTGAAATTGGATTCAGTCAATCAATCGTTTTTGAGGGTACGACAGCCGATGCTTATGAACTTACTCTTTCGGCTGGAGAACCAACCGCCGATGTAACGGTGACCCTTCCCAATGAAACAGACAAACTAGCAAACGAAAACTTTGTTCGAACATCTGTTCTAATGCTTGGTGGAATGTAATGACCTTTACCTACTCGGGAGACCCAAGTACCTCTACCCGAAACTATGTTCGTTTTCTAATCAATGACACAGATTCAACTGACCCTTTATTTACAGATGAAGAACTTAATTATGTAATTAGCGAGGCGGGTAGTAACGCTTTCAAAGCGGCGCGTGAATGTGCTGAAATCCTTATAGCCCGTTTTAGCCGTCTAGCCGATAGCAGTTCAAAAAGCGTTGGAGACATTTCGGTATCTGAATCTTTCTCAGCCAAGATACAACACTACAAAGAATTGGCTAACAGTTTTCTTGTTCGAGAAATGCGTAAGTCGCCTCCAAGACCGTTTGCCAATGCTCAGGCTCTCAAGTCTACAAATGACAGAATTGTCGATGATTACAACACCGATGCTTATACTGGAATTCACGATAATCCCAACAATGTCTATGACCGTCGTATAGTTGAATAGGGGTAGCCATGGACGCTATCTATTCTAAAGTCGCGGAGTTCATGACTGACTCCGTGGTATTTACCGCCAAGGCTTCAGTTGATAAATACAATAAACCTACTTTTAGCGGAAACACTACGGTTACTGGTCGCCTAATTTATGACACAGTAAAATCTAAAGATGTTCAAGGCGTTGAAGTTGTTGATGTTGGACGATTCATCACTAATGGTCCCGCGACCTCAATCACGGTTGGTCATAGGATGGTCGTCGGGGCGGACACTTTTATCATCAATGCAGTAGATAACATCTCGGACGAAAACGGAGCGCATCACACCGTCATCAGATTTGGGCGGTAATCATGGCGAAGTCGTCCTTCAAACTCGACTTATTTGGTGATAAAGAGTTAGTCAATGCTCTCAATGCTGGTAAAGAAAATACCCCTCGAGCGATAGCCCAAGCAATTTATGAGGAAGCAAACATTATCTTTGCTAAATCTCAGATTTTAGTTCCAGTAGATACAGGCATACTTCGTGGCTCAGGTGGAGTATCTGCCCCACAAATGGGAAATCAAGGCTATTTTGTAGATATTTTCTATGGTGGTCCCGCCGCGCCTTACGCTCTTTATGTACATGAAATTATTGGCAATTACCATAAGCCACCGACACAGGCTAAATATCTTGAGCAACCCGTCATGGAAGCAATGTCCACTATCCAAGAAAACATAAAGGGTAGAATTATCGACATCATTGAGAAAGGTCACAGGGGTTAATGGCAACTATTCTTGAATCAGTAGGTGATTACCTACAAAATACGGCAAGCGCTTTTGGCGCTCATGCCAGCCAAGGCACTCTAGGCACCTCTATATTTTTAGCAGTTCTACCTGAGACCCCTGATGCTTGCGTAGCGATTTATGAGAACGCTGGAAGTTCCCCTACATTCACAATGGGGTCAGGTGGTATCCGCATTGACTACCCAATGCTTCAAATTATTTGTAGAGCAAGTCGTGAGGATTACCCAACGGCTAGAGACAAGGCAGAAAATATCCGCGTGTTGCTTGCGTCGGTGCTTGAACAAACGGTCTCGGGGGTACATATTATGCGTATTGAACCAATGGGTTCAGTAAACTTGTTAGGAGTAGACCCTAAGTATCGTCCGCTAGTGTCGGTGAATTTCAGATGTCTAGTGCGAATGTAAACGAGGAGCCACAGGCTCCTAGAGAGAGAGTGGTGGACCCTTATGGCAGAAACGCAACGCTCGACGAATTCCAGCGATGCTGGAAATGTGACAGGCTCCTCTTCGAAAGCGCAACGCGCCCGTGGAGTATCCGATGCCCTCGCTGTAAATCCAAAAATAAATCGGGATGATTTTCTTCAAGAGTTAGATGCCTTAGTAGGCGCAGGTCGCATCATAGATGGTTGCTCGATTGGTCTTATGGTTTCACAATTAGATGAACAGTTGCGTAACAAATTAAATGAAATTTTCATGAATGAAAGAGTTCTGTCATCTTCCTTAGCAGATGTCATGCGTTCTTACGGACTGGTAGTATCCTCTTCCGATGTACTGCGTAGACATCGTAGGCGTCTTAACGGTAAAGAAGGTTGTAAGTGTCCTATTCCAAATACGGTGACAAAACCTAAATGAGTCTTGATGATGCTTTAGATAATTTACTTAAAACATCGGAGATGAATTCAGTTCAAAAAACTGAACCTCGTCAAAGACAAGCAGAATGGTTACCTGGGGTCACTTGGCAAGGTGAAGAAGGAACCGTAACAACTCAACCAATGGAAGGCGATAACGCGCCTGATTGGTCAGGAGTTCTTCGGATGTGGGGATTAGACCCCGAGCATTTCCAAGTAGTAGAACCAGTTCTTTTCAATGTGTGGGGCGACACTTTAGGAATCCTTAATCGCCAATGGAAGGGCAAAGTAGTACGCAAAGGCAAACAAGAAGTTGCCGACATTGAATCTCTTATACAAGAAATTAAGAAACATAAACCCCGCGAGCGCAAGCCCATAGTAGGTGGCGCAAGCCTTGTTGTCTGTGCCTCAGATTGGCAAACAGGTAAACGCGATGGCGATGGTCTAAAAGGTTTAGTAGGTCGATGGCTTCAGGCTATTGATGATGTTGAGTTTAGAATCAAAGAATTAAAGAAGATTGGTCGTCCTATCGATTCAATCACCGTTCTATGCCTTGGCGATTTAGTTGAAGGGTGCGACGGTCACTATGACATTCAAACTTTTACAGTTGAGGTCGATAGAAGAGACCAAGTAAAAATCGCTCGTCGTCTCCTTAGAGATGCTCTTATCCGTTGGTCGAAAGTTGTCCCTGATATTACAGTCGCGGCGATTGGTGGAAACCATGGCGAGAACCGCAAAAACGGTAAAGCCTTTACAACTCTAAACGATAACGATGATGTAGCCCTAGTTGAATCAGTTGCCGAAATCTTCCAAGCCAATCCTGAAGCCTATGGTCATATTCGCTTTGCTATTCCTAAAGATGAGTTAAGTTTGACAATAGAATTTCATGGAAAAATTATCGGAATAACCCATGGACATCTAGCCCGTAGTTCAGGTAGCCCTGAACAAAAACTCCGTCGGTGGATTGCTGACCAAACTCTCGGGCGTCAATCCATCGGCGATTGTGACA